TCCCTTGCGCTGCTATTCTTAATCCACGTTCATCAGTGAAAGCTGCAATGTCAATCATTGCTTGCTCTAATGATGTTTCGTTTAGATCTGCTGCTGTTGATAGCGTATTACTAAACGTACCTGCAATAGTTGGGTGAGAGCCATTTATTAATGAAACTCCATCACCTGTTGTGAAGGTAGCTACTCCGGGTAGGCCATTATTTAATGGTGCTGCCCCTTTAACTTGTTTAGCGTTAGCCATAGATCTTGCCAAAGCTTTTGTATAACGAGAAGAAATTCTGTCATAGAGGTTGTCCTCCATAGCTTCTTCAGTTATAGCAAATGCTAAAGCTACTGTCTCGTGAGTGTAACGTGCAGTGAAAGTCTCTTGAGCTTCATCAAATGAAACCCCAGCACCTTCAGCTTTTACGTCAGCGTTAGCGAATCCTGATAACATTACTTCCTCTTCGAAAGCTCTGTCACTAGACTCGGTTGCGTATATTTCGGATGACTCATTGTCATACCGTTTGTATTCCAGCCCAAATAGTGCATTTAGGCCTGGTTCTAGCTCTTTAACTAGCTGTGCTCTTGATATTGCCATGTCTATTTGCTCCTATGTTGTTTGAGTGACGATTTGATTCGTGCTTTGCACCACGATGACTGAACAATAAGCAGCAGTAATATCCTGATTTTCAGGATCCTCTGCTTCTCTGATCAATCTCCATTGGTTTGCAGTCCCACTAGTCGAACCAATATCCAAAGTAGTGCTGGATACGCCAGTTGCATCAGTTCCACCTGTGTTGTTAAAACAACTATAGGTTTCCATGAAGCCGGCTCGCGTTACAGCAGCATCTGTAGAAACAACATATTCCTGGAAAGGATAGTCATTTACAAAAGCTTGAATATTTTCACTGTTAGCTGGAGTAATTGGCTGCTCGTACCAGTTAGCCCACGTCGGTTTTTTAGTACTCGTCGCGTTATAAAAGATACCATTTAACACACCTGTTACAGGTCTTGTAGCAGGGGTTAATTCAGCAGATGTTACATAGCCAGATGAAATTTCAACTGCGCCACCGTGATATAAATCAACAGTAGATGCAGCAGCAATCCAATATTTAGACAATCCCTGAGTAGCTGGGGTATTACCCAACGTTCCTACAGGAATAAATCCAAAGCCGGCACTATTTCTATTTGCCATAGTATTACTCCGTTATGTTTACAATCGTTAAATTGTAAACGGTTAATTTAAATCGTTGGTTTGAGAATTGTTAAAAAATTAACTTTTCTTTGTACCACCGAAGGTTACACGTGTCTGTCGATCAATATTGATCGGCATACTTGGGTGCTGTTCCCTCATTAAGTCGTTGTCAACTGCTTCGTCCCGAGCTTCCGTTTGTTTACGAAAATATTCAGTACGTTGCTTCGCGAGTTCTTCAGGTATCCTAGCCAGCAATAGGCCACCAACTCCAATTACCCCAGCGTATTTTCCGTCTTTAACAACAGGATAGTCCGAACCTTCATATTCGTCAGATCTCACTAATTCCCATCCAGATCTTAATTTACCTGAGATGTTTTTAGTGTCGTCAAAACCAACACTTTCAGCTCTTATCCATCTGTGCCTAAAGCCTTTAGGCGCTGGTGGTGCATCTAGAGATGATGGTGGAACCCATACTTTTGGTCTTTCAGATTTAGACCTTGTTTGGTTCGCACGGGAAGTTTTTTTATCATTTGTATTCATATGCTTATGCCTCCTTCGTGATTTTTAATTGTTTCGCATACTCTTCAAGTGGCACTCCTAATTTTTTAGCAATTGCTACCTGGGAGGAAGTGAGTCTCACAGTTTGGCGTCCTGGTTTAACGATTCTTTTAACAGAACCAACCGTCTGAACGGGTTCGGACGTATTTACACTACCACCTTTATCAAACTTATGAGGAAAGTCAAGCTTTATCCTTCTATCAACTTCCTTATAATATTCTTCTGATTTAGGATTAAAACCTTCCTTATTTACTAAATCCTTATGAATTTCGAACGCAGTAAACGTCATAGCCCGATCGGAACCGAACCATCTGTTTTTTGCAGCCCAATCTTCAGCTTTAGGATCAGGATCCGGTAACTCCGTAGGAGTTCTCCTTGGTAGGTATTGTTCATCAGAAAGTCTACGTTGAGGTTTTTGTTGTTCAACTTCTTCCTGATATTCTTTTGCTTGTTGAATTTTTGCATTTTCAAAAGCAAGAGAAGCAATTCTTTTATTTGCTTCAACTTGAGCCTGTGCATTTCCAGATTCAATGGCACCAGCTAATTCTTTTTCCGCTGCCTCCATTCCTGTTTTTACATTTTCTTCAAGTTTTTTATTATATACAGAATCTCGTTTTACAAAATGAGATTCCATTTGTTTTCTATTAGATTCTACAGCTTGTGCATAATCCAAAGCTGCTGCTTCTCTACGTTCTGATTCACGCATTTTACGTGTCAGTTTAGAGATACGGTTTTGAACTCCTCTGCTGTATTCTTCTAGTTTTTGGTCCTCTTTCGATGGACTCTGTTTTTGATCGTCCTCGCTATCTCGAACATCCACGCGCTCATCTGATTTCTCAGGTGTGTCATCGGTGATAGGACTGTCTTGAGTAGTTTCTTCATGTGTCTCCGTTTCTGTTACTACTTCTTCTTTTACTTCTGGTACAGTTACATCTACCTCTGGGCCTGATGTATCTATATCGACTAGCTTAGTGCTAGATTTTTTTTCTTCTTCTGGCATAGTTCCTTCCTATGTTTATATTTCATGCAAGATATCCTCTGGATTCTTGATGGTTGCTAGAATTTCGTCGTCATTCAGCAAACGTACTTCTCCTCCTTGTATTCTAATACGGGATCCTGCATAGCGTGCAAACACTACCCAATCCCCCTTCTTGCACCAGGGGCCTGATGGAAATTTTTCTTTATCATATGCTTGACTTCCCACGGCCAATACATTTCCACAAGTTGATGCAATAGATGCTCTTTCTACAGCGTCATCAGAATAAATAATTCCTCCTTTACTCTTTTTTGACGCTTCAAAAGGCAGTACTAAAATTCTCCATCCAACAGGTAATGGAAGTTTATCCATTTCCTCTGAAATCTTTTTAGATCTTTCCTTTAATTCTTTTTTTTCTTCTTGATATTTTTCTTGTAGGGCTGGTTTAAGTTTTGGTGTGTCGCCCGATGTCGATAACTGTTCCTCTTTGCTCATCTTTTTGCTCCTTTGCACTTAGCAGGTTAGAGATATCCTGTCGCACTAATTCTAGTGCGTTAATTTGACCTATAATATACTTGTATTGTTCGAAATTGTCAACATTTCCGGATGTGACACTTAGGACCAATTGTTGTATTCTTGCTTCAGTATTTCTTTTAACTTTGTATAATATTTGTAACGGGTCTTGCGCCATTATGCGTTTTTTCTCTTTTTAGCCATTTTTTTAAAAGTTTTAGCCAATGCTTTTGCACGACCAGTGCATCCTGGTTTTGTGATTGGAGTACACTTTCCTTCAGTGCCTCTTTCTTTAATTGATTTAGTTGCTTTTTGAATCCAATTAGTGTCCCCACCTTTTTTAAAACCAATTCTTCCACCTTCTTTATAAACGGATAAATGAGGAGATTGAGAGCTCAAAGGTTTAGGTCTTCCTTTTAAAAGAGGACGAGATGAAGTTGAGTTATAATTAGGCATTAATGTATCCTTCCACACTCTTCACAAATTAATGCTTTTCTTAACGACTCACATTCGCAGTCGCTTTTTTTAGCAAAAAGCTTTGCTATTAATTTTTTTATAAAACCCATTACGTGCCTTTTGTAGCTCTAGACTCGTCTCTTCTAGATTTATAACTTTGAGACTTCGTAGATTCTTTTCCTCTTCGTTCCCCTAAAGATTCATCAAGTCGAGCGTTAGCTCCTTGTTTTTTAGGTGCAGAAGATCCTTTGAATCTAGGTGGAGTCCATCTTGTGCCATAATCATTTCTCATAGTTTCTCCTTATATTATGTTTGGTTGATAATGTCTACTTCTTTCTTTTACTTAAACGTTTGTTTTTAAGCCTCTTAAGGTATGCTTTTGTATCTTCTAAACCTAGTTTAGGTTTAACACTTCTAATAACCTTAATTTTTTCTTTTAATGTCATTATTTTTTACCGTTCCTAAATATTTGTGTCCCCTTTATACCAAAAATACTTCCGCAGACAAGAATCCAAAGTGACGTAAACCATGTCGGCAGTGCCGCGAAATGCTCGAAGAAAATTTTTATT